TAACGAGCAAGGCACAGGAAAAACTGCCTCTGTGATATGGGCTGCGGACTATTTGATGAGCGTAGGCTTACTACGTAGGGTGCTAGTGGTGTGCCCACTATCCATTATGAAGTCGGCATGGCAGAACGATTTGTTTAAGTTCGCCGTGCATCGCACATGTGACATCGCCTATGGTGACCGTAAGAAGCGGGCGAAGATTATTAACGGCGGCGCAGAGTTCGTGATAATTAATTTTGATGGGCTTGCGATTGTCAAAAATGAAGTACTTAATGCCGGTTTTGATTTGATTGTGGTAGACGAAGCATCGGCATACAAGAACCCGACAACTGAGCGGTGGAAGGTACTGCGTGATTTGAATAAGAAAATCAAAGGGTTATGGATGCTTACCGGTACACCGGCGGCTCAGTCTCCCGTTGATGCGTTCGGACTTGCCAAACTTGTTAACCCTAAAGGTGTTGCCCCTTTCTTTGGGCAGTTCCGTGACCAAGTTATGTTAAAGGTCGGGATGTACAGGTGGATACCTAAGCCTAACGCACAGGACACCGTGCATTCTGTGTTGCAACCGGCGATACGCTTTGAGAAAGACCAGTGCTTGGACTTACCTGAGGTAACGTATGTTGAGCGTGATGCGCCGCTCACTCCACAGCAGAAGAAGTTTTATAAGATATTGAAAGATAACATGATTATGGAAGCGGCAGGAGAAGAAATCAGTTCGGCAAATGCTGCCACTAGCATCAACAAGTTGCTTCAAATATCCGGCGGTGCGGTGTATACGGATACTAAAGACATTGTAGAGTTCGATGTATCCAATAGGCTACAGGTGATTCTCGAAGTCGTGGAAGAAAGTTCGCATAAGGTATTGATATTTGTACCCTTTACCCACACCATCGAACTTCTTAACGCCTACCTAACGAACAACAAAATTGCATGCGAGGTTATTAACGGCGCGGTTCCTGTCAATCGGCGTAGTAGTATAGTGGACGACTTCCAAACAACCGACAGAATAAAAGTGCTTATCATTCAACCGCAAGCCGCATCCCACGGGTTAACCCTTACCGCAGCTAACACTGTTATTTGGTATGCTCCCGTGATGTCAGTCGAGACGTACCTGCAAGCCAACGCTCGCATCAATAGACCGGGGCAGAAGAACGCAATGACTGTCGTGCACATCAGAGGTAGTGACGTTGAAGCTAGGCTGTACCGTATGCTGAGCAACAACATAAACAACCATGAAAAAATAATTGATTTATATCGTCACGAGCTCGAAGAAAGTTCTTGACAAAGTATAAAGCTGTGGTAAAGTAGTACCCTACCCTTTCCAAGGAGCAAGAAGTGTCCGAAAAAGTATCAGCCGAAGAGATAGCAAAGATTTACATTAAGATTCGTACAGCCAAAGAAGAAGCGGCAGAACGCCACAAGACAGAAATTGCGGAGTTCAATGAACAATTAGAAGCTTTGTCCGCTGAGATGCTTGAGATTTGTAAAGCGTTAGATGTCTCGAGCATGCGTACGAATGAAGGAACCATAATTCGTAAAGTACATACACGGTACGCAACGAATGACTGGGACTCGTTGTATCAGTTCATTAAAGAACACGATGCGTACGGGTTGTTGGAACAGCGTTTGCATCAGACAAACATGAAGCAGTTCCTAGAAGAGAATCCTGACTTACTGCCCCCGGGGTTGTGGTCGGATAGTAAATACACAATAGTAGTTAAACGGAGTTAACCATGGATATACCAAAACAGCCTCCGGGTATTAGCCCCGAGGCACAAGCAGCCATCGCCGCACAACAAAGAATTTATCAGCAAGAGTTAGGGCTGGAGTTACAACTGCGTAACGCCGCTCTGCATGAAGCAGTAGAAGCATCGGGGCATTTGTGGCCAGACGAGAATCCTGACTCTACGGAGTTATCCCGTGCAGCTTCCCGAGCGCAGTTAATTACAACTACAGCAGTAGTATTTCTACAATTCCTCAAAACAGGTGAGAGCAATGAGTAACATGTCCATTTTCAAGCAAGACGTTCCTGACTTTCTTAAAGGCGGCGTCAACGAATTAACTAAATCCCTTGCAGGTAACGTCACAGGTTCAAGCAAGCGCATCTCTATCCGTGGCGGCGTGTTCCGCAAAGTTGTTGGCGGCGAAGAGGTTGGCAAGGTAACTGGTCGTGAGTTGAACGTGATTATTGTCAACGCCGCAAAGAACGTATCGCGTATCTACTACGCAGGTAAGTACAACCCAACTGAGATTGTGCCCCCAACATGTTGGGCGAACGACGGTATGGCTCCTGATTCCGCAGTGGAAGATAAGCAGTCAAGCAACTGTGCAACATGCCCACAGAACATCGCCGGTTCCGGTGAGGGTAACAGCCGTGCTTGCCGCTATCAACGCCGTATTGCTGTGACGCTTGAAGGCGATATGTCTGGTGACGTGTATCAATTAACGCTTCCTGCTACTTCTATCTTTGGTAAGGGTGAGGGCAATGTGCACCCGTTCGAGAGCTACATCAAGTACATCGCAGGTAACGGACGCAACATTAACCAAATCGTTACGCAGATTAGCTTGGATACCGACAGCGATACGCCTAAGCTGTTGTTCTCTCCTGTGCGTCATATCAGCGAAGAAGAGTGGGACGTTGTTGAACAAGCTGGCAAGTCCATCGAGGCAAAGAACGCAGTCGTGATGACCGTTGCGCAGACTGACGGTGTGAAGAAGGCGATGCTTCCTCCCCCTAAGGTACAAGCACAAGCCGAACCTGACGAGGAGATTGCTGAGCCAGTTAAGCGAGCTGCAAAGAAGCCCGAAGCAACACCTGCGGGTAAGAAGAACCTAGCTGATGTTATCAGCGCATGGAGCCAAGACGAGTAACTTATGAGCTACGGATACAGTTCGAGACTTATTGCGATGAACAAGCGAGCTAGCAAGACTAAGCTTGGCGTTGCGTTAGGTCGCAAGTGCATTGCGCTAGACATTCCAGTAACCGAAGTTGCAGACCGTTTGGGTGTAAGCCGTATGACGGTTTATAACTGGTTTGCTGGAACACACGAACCGCAACGCTTGTACGCATCCGCAATCAATACGTTACTCAGTTCGCTTTAGTAATAACTTGGGTAGGGTATGGGGGCTTGCCCCCTGCCTTCCCGTCTCTGGAATATATAGATGGATACGTTTGACCTACTTAAAGCAGTGCTGCCCCCTGACGGGTGGTACGCTGTGGTTGGTATCAAGGGCAAATCCGTCAAGCAAAAGCTAGTACAAACTCGGCAAGAATTAGATGACCTTACACAAGACTATATAACGGAAGGTCGCAACGTATTTTTTGGCTGTGCTAAGTATGCAACTGACAAGTCCCGCACGAAGGACAATGTGCTTGGGCTTAAGAGCATGTGGTTGGATATAGACTGCGGCGATGACAAAGAAAAGAAGGGCTTGGGCTACGTTGACCAAGCTGCAGGACTAGAAAAGCTACAACAATTCTGCAATCTAGTTGGGCTACCAAAGCCTATCGTTGTCAACTCAGGTCGTGGGTTGCACGTATATTGGCCGTTTACCGAGACTGTTACAAGGGAGCAGTGGGAGCCTGTCGCTTCCAGACTTTCTGAGCTATGCAAGACGCATGAATTTAATGTTGACGCAAGCGTGTTTGAGGTTGCTCGCATACTGCGCATACCCGGCACGTTCAATTTCAAAGGAGATGAGCCGCTCGATGTAGAAGTTATCACTACTGGGCAAGAGACGGAGTTCGATGCGTTTGCTAAGATACTAGGTGTTAAGCCTAAGGTGTCTTTGTTTGATACACCCGCACCGAAGTTTGAACCTAATGAGCTGACCACTGCACTGCTTGGCAACACCATGCAGAAGTTTAAGAACATCATGATTCGAGGTGAGAATGGTTGCCAACAACTTAACCACGCTTACCTTAACCAAGACACCGTGCAGGAACCACTGTGGTGGTCATCGTTAACTGTAGCCAACCAGTGCGTAGACCGCTTGCATGCAATCCACATGATGTCTAGTAAGCACCCCGAGTATGACCCCGCAGCTGCGGAACGTAAAGCAACTCAAGGAGAGAAGCCCGGCCCTCATACCTGTGCAACCTTTGAGAAGCATAACCATGGTGGCTGTGATGGGTGTAAATGGAAAGGCAAGATACACGGCCCGATTGCTCTTAGCAAGGAAGTCGTAGAAGAAGAAGAACCTGAGGCCGTTGAGGAAGAAGCACAACCTGAGCACGTCATCCCTGCATACCCTAAGCCTTATCAGAAGGGCAAGAACGGTGCTATCTATTTACCGGCTGGCAAGGATGAAGCTGAACCGTTCTGTGTATATGAGCATGCGCTATACATCGTAAAACTTATGGATGACCCTAACTATGGGCATGTGGCGCTAGTGCGTTTGCATTTGCCCATGGACGGGGTAAAAGAATTTGTAGTGCCAAATGCAATTATTGGCGGTAAGGACGAACTACGCAAAGTGCTAGCTAAGGAGGGTGTAGCTGGCTCGACTGCACAGATGGCGCACTTGGCGACATATCTAAACACGTTTGTTAAGACGTTACAATATAAAAGGAAATCAGAAACTATGAGGACTCAATTCGGTTGGGCTGAGAACAACACAAAGTTTATCTTGGGTGACAGAGAGATAAGCAAAGACGGTATCTTTGGCAGTCCGCCATCGTCCGTAACTAAACCAATTGCCATGCACATACAAGAGGTCGGCGAGTACGACAAGTGGCGCGAGGTATTTAATATGTACGCTCGCCCGAGTATGGAGCCGCATGCGTTCGCTGCGCTGACTGCCTTTGGTTCGCCACTCTTTAAGTTCACAGGACTTAAGGGGGCCATCATTAACGTCATCTATAAGCACGGTGGTACAGGCAAGTCCACTACCTTGTTTATGTGCAATAGCGTATATGGACACCCCGAAGCACTGGGGGCCATTTGGAAAGACACACAGAACGCCCGCATCCAACAGCTTGGTGTGATGAACAACCTGCCTTTCACGGTTGACGAGATTACGAACATCTCCGCAGATGACTTCTCCGACATGGCGTACAGCATGTCCCAAGGTCGAGGCAAGAACCGCATGAAGAACATGACTAACGAGCTGCGTGAAAACTCTACCACTTGGCAAGCCATGTCATTGTGCAGTGCAAACGCCAGCTTCTACGAGAAACTTGCAAGTGCTAAGGCCGGTGCTAACGCCGAGATGCTGCGTTTATTTGAGTATGAGATAGCCCCCAACAACAGCATCTCCACTGAAGAAGGCAAGCGACTCTTTGACCGGCAATTGAAGGAAAACTACGGTTTTGCCGGAAACATATACATCCAGTGGTTGGTTAACAACCTAGAAGAAGCAGTGGAAACCATCTTAAAGATTCAGGCAAAGATTGATGCCGAGCTCAGGCTTACACCGCCCGAGCGTTTCTGGTCTGCCGCCGCTGCATGTAACATAGCTGGTGGACTAATCTCCAAGCAGTTAGGACTGCACGACTACGACATGCGAGCCATCTACACATGGGCATGTAAGACAATCCAAAATATGCGAGGCGAAATTAAACCCGCCACTGACGATGCAGCAAGCGTACTAGGTGATTACATCAACCGCCACATGTCTAACATTCTTGTGGTCAAAGCAGACATTGACAGCCGTTCAACCGTAGCATCCCTACCAACGATGGAGCCTAAGGGCGAGCTACTCATACGCTACGAGCCTGACACCAAGCACATGTATCTTGTAACACGGGAGTTTAAATCCGACTGCGTTGAACGCCAAGTTAACTACAAGAATACTTTAGCCGAGCTAAAGCAGAAGGGTGTGTTCAAGGAACCGATTAACAAGCGTATGTCTAAGGGCATGAAGATTACATCCCCTGCTGTTAACACCTTGCTGTTTGACTGCTCAGACTCGAGCTTTTTGAATCTAGACGGTTTGATTAATCTGCCGGTCGAAAATGCAAATAGACAAGCTTAATTACAACATCGACTGGCGCAAGTTCAAGGTAGGGTATTCTTTTTTCATACCCTGCATAAACTGCACGGAAGCACGTAGAACGGTCACGGAAGTGACGAGAAAATTTAAAATGAACATAGTATCCAAGATTGTGATTGAAGAAGGCATTAGGGGTTTACGCGTGTGGCGCGTATAAGATATACTGCAGACAGCAGTGTAAGCTGCTACTCCTTGGAAGTCTCCCTTTCCCCCGCTTCGTGCGGGGGTTTTTTTACTACTTAGGCATGACAGTCCGACGTAGAGGTAACAGATAGGGCAAGTAATTTTCTTTGATGTACTGCCCACGGAAAGCCGTACCACGTTTTTCCGCTGTGTTTTCTAAGTGGTTGAGGATTGCGTCGTCATCAATTACTAGCCCCTCAACAGGATATCGAGCGTTAAACTTATTGATTTCTCGCATCATTTTTTGTTTATCTTTCTCGGTACTTTCGGGGGATAGATAAACGTCATCTAACTTAGTAAGTAAACTTTGCTTATCATTTTCAGCTTTTTTTACTACCTTGTTTGTTTCAAACGCTTGTTCTTGTAGGCGTGTCACTCGCGTACTTTGCAAACCAGTTGCTTGTGCAATGGTGTTAGCGGTAGATAGCTCTTCTTTCTTAAGCACAGTCATACCTGATGGCGTCTTCACGCCTTCTTCTGCTATACGTGCGGCAGTTACAGGATTCTTAAAAAATGCCGGTAACAACTTTTCCATACCACGCACGATACGGTTTTTCTGGAAGTCATCATTAGCACCTGCAAAGTTCATACCAACTGATACGCCGGGACCTAGGTTAGCAATCAGAAGATTGACTATAAACTCTTGAGTATTTTCGCTAGGCTTGCCTTCGCGCCACCACATGTTGTCATAGCTGGTTCTTGAGCCAATATTCATGTCCGACAATACGGAGGCAGCGCCTTTTTCAAGTGACTCATTTAGCCCTGTCTGTCTACCATCCATACCTGTTATTTTTATATCTCCAAACATGTTTGGTAGGTAATCATAACGGAATCGCAAATTAACACTGTCCGCAGTAAAAAGGTTACGTGCAATTCGGCGGCGTTTTTCTTCGTCGTCGCCAAACGAATCAAGTAGTGCATCAATAGTTGAGGTCACGACTGTGTATAGCGGCATGCCGGTTATGCCATGGACTAACGCGCCTGTTAACAGCACGCCGCTTAACTTATGCAAAGCTTCAAACCCTTCTGCTGTTTTACCGGGGCGCACTATCTTGTGCATGTTGTAGACGTTACGTACTAAGTACGAAGTCATGTACACAGCGTATTGCTTAAACTGCCCAACTACACGACCAACGGCGTTACGTAAAACTTTGGGGCGGTTAAATGTATCATAGCGCCCTAGCAATTCTTGCGTAGTATCAACAGCTTTCTGCACAGCCGCATCAAAGTCACCAGACTTTGCGTACTCCAACTCAAACGTCATCATTGCCGTGACTTCACGACTCAAGCGTTCTGCGCCGTTAAATGCAGCTGACATTACGTTTGCAGTTGTGCGCATCGCCGCGCCGGGAATATTATCGTATGCGTTAGCTGGTGTGCGGTTACGGTTTGTCAGTACCGATACGTTTGTGTCTGTAGTAACCCCGCGCTCGATAAACGCTTGAAAAGCCTTTTGCAGTATGGGGTTGCTGCGCACCATTGACGACGCACCGATAGAAGGCGCTACGTATTCTACGTTACCGTTAGCGAGTTCTTTAGTAACGCCAATTGATTTCCACAGGGACGAATACTTTGCAAACTTTGCAGCTGCCTTACCGTAGCCGTAGTCGTGGTTCAGTGTAGGCATTACCATCAAAGGTATTGATGCTAACTGTGCAGCGGCAGAAGCCACACCAGTAAGAAACCAATAATACGCAAGTTTGTTAATGTTATTGGTAACCCAATGGTCTTCTTGCGGCATCAACTCAGTACGCGCACGGTCAGCAACTTCGTTGATAAACAGCTCAAGTTTTTTCTTCTGCGGGTTACCTGCTAATGCTTCGCGTCCGCTGTCAATCGTGCTTTCAATCTGGTCTGCGTATTTAAGGCGTGATGCTTGGTTGGCTATTTTCATAGCCGACTCCGTGAAGTTACGGAACACATCAGCGCTAAAACCAGTGACGTTCTCTGCGTGCAAGAACTGCTTACGGTAGCTCTGCTCAGGCAGTGTCATCAGGTACGTTTGATATAACTCATCCTTGAGTTTGTCTTTTGCAGCCTCATCGAACCCGGGCTTTGCAGTAGCCGAATCAATAGCATCAAACATTTCGGAAAGCATCTGGCTTTCTTTGCTGTAATTCTTACGCAATGCGGTAATGTCATCACCTGAGTCCATCACCCGGTCTTTGCGTAGCTCTTCTACATCTTTACCCAACTCGCGGGCACGTTTAGTTTCAAATGCGTTGCGTGCAGTGCCAGACTCAAACAAATAAAATTCGCGCCCAGTTGGACCATCTACACGCAGCCAGTACCTACCACGGCGCAGGAACGGGAAGTATTCTTCAATCTTACCGAAGTCCCCTTCTTCGTGCATCTTGCGCACGGCCGCCATAACTTTACCTTTGGGGGTAGCTGGGTCGTTTACATTTCCTTCAAGCCCAAGGCGTTCAATACGCTCATCTAGCAAAGACCGTGTAAGATTGTTCGCGTCTTTATAAAACTGACGCACCATCTTGTAGGCTTCATGCCCGCCTTTCTGTTTGCCTAGTGCTTCCCACGCATCAAATACTTTGTTGATGCTCTTGGTGCGCTTAGTAACTTCACCCTTTAAAGCAGGGATGGTGGCTTGGTCAGTTAATGGGTCGGATAACCGCGCTTCTAAACTTTTTAACTTTTTGTCATTAGCAAGCGCATCCGCTCTGTTAGCAAACAAGCTAGGAGTAACGCTCTCTAGGCGTGCTAAGTGCATTGCACGACCCAATTGTTTTTGCCCATTCTTACGAACAAATTTAGCAAGGATGTCAGCTTTCTTTGCAAACGCTTGCATCATGTTTGTACGCATCGTAGACATCTGTTGAATCATTATGTCTATCTTTTTAAGCGCCGGTATCTCGTCACCCTTCCATCGAATAATGTCAGAGGTCTGCATGGGGTAAAGCAGCTTGCTAATAAACCCGCTACCCATAGCATCTAATCGAGCATTAAGCAAATCAAAATTGCCTATCGAGCGAAGCCCTGCTAAAGACTCAACGGCGTCTACAACTTCTTTCTCGCTCTCTGACAAGCGGACTTTTTCTGTGTTCTTATCAACCTTAACTCGTTTTGCAGCTAAAGCTTTTCCTTCCGCAGTGGCTGGTGCAGCTTGCTGCTCTTGGAGTATTGCTTCCGTTACCAGAATCAAATCCTGCATGGCGGACATGTCGTAGTCGTTCATACCAAATGCAGAACGCAGTGTGTTCACAAAACGATTGAACAGTTTTTTTAGTTTGCCGGGCTCGTTTGCCTTTGTAGTTCCTTCCGCGCTTAGCAAGAACTGTTGCACGTCATCGTTGGACATACCGTATGCAACAAACTCTCGAGGGTCAGAAGTAATATCTAGACCGCCCCGTTCTTCTGTTTTAAACAAATAATCCAGTGTTGGCGATACAGTTTCACCCAACAACTTAGCTTCCATATAACGGTCGTTCGCAGCGTTCATAACGCCGTACAAACTATCCATCATCTTTTGCAAGTTGTCCGGTATTGGTTTACCAGTTTCTAATAGACGGTAGTACTCTTCAATCTTGGCGTTCGTTGCAGCGTGCAGCGCTTCATGCAAGAAGATGGTGTTGTTGATACCTTGTAGAGCTGGGTCCCCAAAGGACGCTCCACGTAAGATAATATACTTAAACCGTCTACCATCTGCACCCACCGCTTCGGAGTATAGACCTGAAGCATCTGCAAATGATTCTTGTATCGTCTTGCCATTATCCAACCGTAGACCGGGCACATCAGCCTCGGAGTTAGCAATGATGAGCCGTACATCTTTTAAGAACGGCGAGAGTCTTGCGGCTAACGTTTTTTCAAACAGTGTACCGGTACGCTTTATATAATCAACCGCTTGCTTGACGTTAGTAAACTTGTTGTAAGCTGGGTTAGCTTCACCGTTGGTTTGTTCTGCCTTTGACGCACCCGTGCGCTTTTTCTCAAAATCCAAACGTGCTTTGAGGTTCGTACGCTCAAGGGGGGTGACCGCATCGCTTGCTAAGAATGCTGC